ATACCAACCATAGCTAAGATATTAGCAAAGCAGAGAAGCCCAGACCTAGAAATATCATGATAGGTGGGCGCAATAATCATGGATTTACAACATATGTCCAAGATATGATGCATAAAATCATGAAGCATGCTCTGCCAGGATATATTCAGGCTTGCTCTAAGGAACAACAAGCAGAAATCGTTGACGCTAACACCAATGATCAATAGCAAGCATATTCAATAGATGGATCAGCGTTCGAGAGCACCCAACACTATGACATTATGATGAATGTAGATAACAGATTCTACTTGATGTTTTACAACATGCTGACCAAACATCTACACAATAACTAGTTCTTTCAAAATAATGTTAGAGATGTTCAATCTTTAGTAGATTCTTGGTATGCTGTAGTTTGCTCACATGACAATTTACTCTGTGTGTAGCTTCCAGGTATCAATAATAATACATTCACTCCTAGTCAGCTTGCTTTGTTCAAAGATAATTTTCCAGGGGTTAGCAATCATGGTAGTTACATGCAACTCAGCATAAAAGGTTGTACTTTCTCAGGAGATCCATACACTAGTTTTAGAAATACCACAGCGAGTCTCATATATGCTTATAGCGAAGCTATAGAGACGGGTATAATGACTCCATGGATCCCGAATACATCCTTCTTTTGTATGGCTACTGGTGACGATCGTGTGTCATGGAGTATTGAAGATCTGACAGATGCTATAAGGGCACTTAATAGTGATGTGAAGAGCGGAAGAAAGGGTAACGGTCAATGTGTCGTCGATATTAGCATATCAAATCATCGAGATTTTGATTTTTGCTCGAAGTGGTGTTTCAATGGTAGTATGTACAGAGACTACAGCAAGCTCATCAACACTAAATAGTTTTACACAGGCTCTAATGAAATTATTTTTAGAGATCCAGGTCTGCATTGTAGAGCGATATATGACGGTGTAGTCAGTGAGCACGCCAGTCATTTACTTGAAGATTTGCTTTTGATTAGATGCTAAATGAACCCAATCTTGAATTAGGGCGTTAAGATTAACGAATTAGAAATGTACAAGAAATACTAGGTGATCAGCACCGATACTTCTTACAAGCATGAGTAGTTAATCAACTAAAGAGTTGGAGTCACTACAGGCTCACTCTTTGACTTGATTCTTCACAATACGATACATGTGAATGGAACACTAGACGGGCTACAAGACCCGGCGGGCTTTGCTTAAATAATAATAAGATTTAACAAATCAAAGCAATATGTATGTCGCTAAAAGAAATACTCAAAAGTAAAAAGGCAAACCCCAAACTAAAAGAGTTGCTGTAGCTCCACAGACAAGAAGCAAAATTAGTGGAAAGCTTCTCAACGGAATCAGAGGAAAGTCTTCTGTCACCTCGGTACGAATACCCATTGCGAAAGGATACAATATTCAGAACAATTCTTCCAACAAGAATTTCGACATAGCTCATCGGGAGCTTGTAGAAGCGAGTCTGAGTACCGCCCGTCCCCACATCTTTTCAGTCAATGTGAGTAATGCAGATCTTTTCCCATGGTTATCCCAACTAGCCTGGAGCTACGAGAGATACAGTATCTCACATTTTTAGGTGGAGTTCATCCCTTCATGCCCAACAACTACAGCAGGTTTAATATACTTAGCGTTCGATTACGATCCAGCCGACGTCGACGAAGATATTACAGCTCAAACAATAACTTCTATGTATGGTACGGTTTCCGGAAACGTGTTCA